CACTAAAGTAAACACTAATCCGACAAGAGTTAAAAATTTAGTTAGTCCTAAAGATGAATTTAAGATTAACTTTTTTATTTATTCTAAAAATTACGATACATCAAACAATGTTGCAGATGCATTAAGAGTGGCTTTTGATAATAAAAGAGGTACTTATTCTAATGTAAAAGTAGATTGGGTTGTATTTGAAGATGAAACTACAGGAGATCCTATAATGGAGGATAAGATATATTGGATGGTTCAAGATTATTTGTTTAAAATCAATAATATATGAGAATAATATTTATTAAAGAGTATGATAATTTTCTTGTTGGTAATGTTTGCGATGTATTGACTGCAAAAGCAAGTCAACTTATTAAATTAGGTTACGCACAAGAATATCATGGTCAAAGTGTTGAGGTATATCCACAACAACAAGCAGAACCAGAAAAAGAAATGGTTTACGTTCCTATAATTGTTCCGGAAAGTGAATTATATTCAATGGAAGAGGAAGAAGATGGTGAAGGAATTGATTTTGATGAAAAACCAATTAAAAACAAAACTAAAATAAAATAACTATGCCTACTACAGGAATTGTAAATGGATCATTGTTGCGTTTATATGTAGGAGACGTTGCGGTAGCATACTCAACATCTGATACATTAGACTTAACAAGAGCGATGCGAGAAATCGCACACAAAGACAATACGTCCGCTTGGGTTGAAGTTGCCCCAGGTCAAAAATCTGCAACTTTCTCAACTGAATTATTATTTGCCGATGTAGGTGACACTAGTGCGAATGTTAAATTCAATACATTATTTGATACTTGGAATAGTGGCGGGGCAATTACTTGTACCTACACTACAGACGTGGTTGATGATTCAATATATACTTTCTCTGCTTATATTGAAAGTTTATCACTTAACTCATCTAATCAAGAAAACGTAACTGCATCAGCATCTTTAAGAATTAATGGCGAAGTAACAAAAATTACTAATGCGGTATTAGCTGCTCCTACTAACTTAAATGGTACTGCTGGTGTTGCTGGTGCAATAACATTAACTTGGACTGCACCTTCTGCGGTTGGTAAACCTGCTCTTACTGATTATGTAGTTCAATATAAACTTGCAGGTGCAGCAGATAGTGCTTATGTAACGTTTAGTGATGGTATTGGCACTACCGCTACAGCTACAATTCCTGCAAATGTATTGAGCCTAAATGCTTCACATACATTTAGGGTAGCCGCAGTTAATGGTGCTGGACAAGGTGCATACAGTACCACAATAAATCTTACTCCAATTACATAATATTTACACGAGGCTAATTTGGGGGCAAGAAAGTCTTGCTCCCTTTAGCCTTTAACTTTTAAATTATTTTTATGACCTCGGTAAATCATGTAAAAATTGAAGACAAAGACATTCCATTCAAAATTGGTGGTTATGCATTGTCATTATTCCTTAAACAGAAGAAAATTAAATTCTCTGAATTTAGCAAAGCACTTGAAGACGATTTAACCTTATTGTATGAGGTATTGTATTTAGGTGTACAAAACGGCTATAAAAGAGAAGAGCAAAAAAATCCTTTCACTTTAGAAACATTTGCTGAATTGATTGACGATCACAATATGGTTAATAAATTTAGTGAATTGTTATCAGAAAGTATGGGAGGTGAAAAATCAAACGAAAAAAAATAAGTGACCCAAATGCAAAAGTAATAGAGGTAGAGGATATAGAAAGATTGTGTTTGGGTGATTTACAGATGACACCGGATGAAATGAATCAATTTGACCTAAGAGAATTATTTATAAAAATTAAAGGTCATTTTGATAGACAAGATTCGGAATACAGAAGAACCTGGGAACAAACTAGGTTTATGGCTTATTGGAGTGTTATGCCACATACGGGTAAAAATGCACAATTGAAACCAACAGATTTGATTAAATTTGATTGGGATAATAAAAAGAAGAAAAGAGAATTGACAACTAAGGATTATGATATGATGAAGTTTATGGACGGAGTTATAACAACCAAAAGTGTCGGAGAAAAGATTTAAACAATGGCAGGAATACTTAGTATAAAAATCAGGGCTGATGCGACTCCTTTTGAGAGAAGCTTAAAGACAATTGGCAGAAACATTACAGCTTTTTCCCAAAAGTCACTTGCTATAGGACGTGGCATTAGCCTTGGTTTTACTGCCCCATTAATGGCCGTTGGTGCTACTGCCGTAAATGCTGCTGCTGATTTTGATAGTTTAGAAAAAGCATTGTCTGGTATAATGGGCGGTGCTGGTGCTGCGGCTGGTGAAATGATGAAGCTTAAAGAGGCTGCTAAATTACCTGGACTTGGATTTGAAGAAGCGGTTAGAGGATCTGTTAACCTACAAGCGGTTGGATTAAGTGCTGAAGATGCTAGGAAAACTTTAATAGGTTTTGGTACTGCCATTGCTGCAAGTGGCGGTGGTGCGGTTAATCTTGCCTCTGTTACAAAGCAGTTAACCCAAATGATTAGTAAGAATAGAATCTTACAAGAAGACTTTGGAATACTACAGGAGAATGTGCCATTGATTGGAGATGCTTTAGAAAAGGCATTTGGTACTAGAAATATAGAAAAAGTTAGGGAGACCGGTATAGCGGCTGCTGATTTTAATATGAAATTGGTGGCCTCTTTACAAACACTACCAGCGGTCATAGCCGCAACGGGTGGATTAAGAAATAACATTGATAACTTTAAAGATAGTCTTAAATTTACTCAAGTTGAACTTGGTAAAGCAATACTTAAAAATATAGATCTTGAAGCAGCATTAGAATCTATTTCCAATGTTATTGAAGGTATGTTAAATTGGTGGGGCAGTTTAAGTGATGCAATGCAAAGTAACATTATTTCAACTGCAAAATACATAGCTATTGCTGGTGGAGTACTTTGGATTGTTGGTCAATTATTTAGCGCCATTGGTACGGTAACCATGATGTTCGGTCAATTAACAAACGTAATGATACGTTTAAATAAAGTTACGGGTACTTATCAAATTTTAGCTGGTGGTTGGGTGACTATGGCTTTAGCAGCTGCTGCCGCTATTGGTTATTTTGCTTATAGTGTAATACAAGCTAATAAACCAATTGACGATTTATCTGGTCATTTGTCATCTTCGGCAAAGGCTATGAGAAAAGAAATTACAGAATTAGAATTAAATTTTAAACTTATAAAAGATTCTAATATTAGTAATAATTTAAGGCTTAAATTATTGACTGATATAAAGAATAAATACGGACAATATTTACCAGACTTAAAAACCGAGCAAGATTATTTAAATAATATGACTCGTGTGATGACTGTTTTAAACACAGAGTTGACTAAGAAGTTTGATATAATGAGGCTTCAAGGTGTAGCTGATAAACAATTACAAAGGTCAATAGATTTACTTGATAAGGAAAAAGAAAAAACCTTAGAGATAGAGAGGTTAAGAAAAAGTGGTGCAAAAAAAGGTGGATTTAATATTTTTGAAGCTATAGGAGCAGCTGGTAATACTCAAAATATAAAATCACTTTATAAAGAGGTAGAAAAAATACAAAAGGAAAGTGTTGTAATTGAAAATGCATGGAAAAAAACATCTGAAGAACTAAGAAAATTATTAGGTGATACTCCCGAATTAAATAAAGTTTTATCGGGTGATGGTGGATTTGGTAGTGGAACTGAAAAAGCAAAAACTAAATTTGAACAGTTACAAGAAACATTAAAAAACTTAGAAAAAAGATACGAGGATCAAGTTTTGTTGTATGGAGAAAATTCTAAGGGTGCAGAAGATTTAGCTAGTCAGATAAGAAGTATAAAATTTGAAATAGAGGCAGTTATAAGAGCATTAAAGGAACTTGAAAAAATAGATTCATGGACTGATTTTAAACCTTTACCAACCGGAGCAGATGCTGCAAATGAACAACAACAAAACGCAATAAATGACGAAGCAAATAGAAGAGAAACTGTTGCTACATTTAGTCCAATAATTCAAGATAAACTTGTAGGCGGTGATCTTGGTGATTTTTTAGAACAAAATAGACTTTCTGAAGGCGAAAGAGCAATAGATAAATTAAGACAAAAACTTTCAGACCCTAAACCAACAGAAAATATAAAAAAATTAAGAGAATCTTTTTTCCAATTAGGAGAGGCAATTGATACTGTTGGTGAAGCTTTGTCGGTAAATTTAGGCAATGCATTAGCCGATAGTTTTGTTGCTTTAGGTACTGCATTAGCAAATGGAGAAAATGCCGCATTAGCATTTGGTAAAACTTTTGTAAATGTAATGTTAGACGCAGTAAATTCAGCTTTACAATTACTTTTAGTAAAAAATGTTACCGCAGCATTAGATGGTACAAAGGGAAATCCTTTAGGTACTATTCTTGCGGTTGGTTTGGGTATTGCGGCTATTTCTTTTCTTAAATCAAAAATGGATACTGTTAAACTTGCACAGGGTGGTTTGGCATTTGGTCCTACTTTGGCAACAGTTGGTGATAACCGCGGTGCAAGTTATGACCCAGAAGTTATTGCTCCATTGTCTAAACTTAAAAGTATGTTAGGTGATGTAGGTGGTGGCAATCCATACGTTTTAACAACTAGGGTTGCTGGAAGTGATTTGTTAGTTATAATGGAAAAAGCAAGAAACATAAACACAAGAATAAGATAATGGCTACAAGGTACACCTCTACATTTTATTCTGAAAAAGGTCGCAAATATTATCTTGTAATAGATGATGTTAACTTTTCCGGTGTTTCTAGTACTGTTGATATTATTAATTCGGAAATAACATGGCAATCTGATGTTGAAAATGGTTTAGAAAGGTACGCTCCTATAATAGCATCTAACTTTAAATTTACTATTTTAATAAACGACAATGTTAAAGAGCAATTTTTAACAGACTTTTTAGTTAGTCCAGAAGGTAGATTTACTATTAGGCTTACTGGTTATGACCTTAGTAATTCACCTAATTTTTATTGGTACGGCTATGTTTTAGCTGACCTTGTTGAATACGATGATGTTGCTTTGTCGGTAGGATATTTTTATGATATAAATGCAATTGACGGTATTGGTTGGTTAAAAGGTATTGATTATAAACCAGAAGGCTATGATTTTTATCAAGGAGACGATACAATTATAAATCATGTAAATAATTGTTTGCAAAAAATAACTTATGTACCATCTATTTATGGAACAAATGTAGGTGTATTAGCATCAGCTTTTAATTGGCATGAAGACAGTTGGACTTATTCATCCAGTATAGATCCTTTAATAAGGATGCGCATAAACCACAAGGTTTTTTACACTGTAGATACTAAAGACAATATTACTTATATGAAGTGCTATGATGTCTTAAAAAGAATGATGATACCATTAGGTATGCGTTTCTTTTTTAGTGATAGAAAATTTTTTATGGTTCAACCTAATAGCTATTTAAATTCAGCAGTTTTAATAAATATATACTATTTAACATCTACCTTATTACAACAAAGTAGTTTTGAAACATCAATTGTAAACGACAATAGTGACGCTGAAACAAAATTATTAAGACTTGCGTCTGGTAGATGGGGATATTATGGTCATATAAAAGATTTAGATATAGAATATGAGCATATTGCTAGTGTAAATTTATTGGCTGGTAAAGTATTTAATAATTTAGCAACTGAATTTTTTGCTTCGAAAGATTTGGATTATAATAATAACGAAGCTACAATAACTTTTACAAGTGTAATGAAATACCGCGATAGTCAAGTTGGTGTTTCACCTATAGCTGAACATATTGTAGAGGGTGCATTTGTAATTGAACTTAGACCAATTGCCGTAAATCTTATTGACTTTTTAACTGCCAATAGATCTCCCGAAATTACAACATGGACATTAGGTAGTGGTTGGTTTTTTTCTGATGACAATGGCGATGCATTAGGTTATGCTAATGCAATTAATGCAACAGGAAATTTAGTGTATACTAACTTTACTCCTGTAGCTGGGCAAACATATTATGTTTCATTTGGAATAGAGGTTGACGCAGGATCTGTTTCTTTAAAAATGGGTGGTGATACATATTCTGTAAGTGTTTCTGGTGAATATTATGAAAGAATTGTTTGTATAAATACTGCACAATTAACTTTTGACCCTAATACATCATTTAGGGGTAAGATTAATTATGTAAAAGTAAACCATGTAAAATATTGGTTAAGAAGAGAGGTAAGTTACAATGGATTTCAACATACATTTACTGCTCAAACATGGGAACAGACATTTAATTATTACAAGTTTGTAATACCTGGTGGCTCAACTACACTACCAGCAAATGGTGGTAGTGTTGATAATATAATTGTAAATTGGACAAGTCCTCAAATGCCAGAAAGTGGTGATTTAGGTGTAAGGTTTATGTTAACCAGGGTACAAACTGCAAACAATACAGACCTTCTTACAAGTTATCTTAAATTTTATGAGTTAGGTAATTTGTTTATGGAACATCTTGCAGCTGGTAATTTAAACGGTCAAAATGACGTTGTTGTGTTTGGAGCGTTTAATAATGATACAAGTAGCATTAGCGTCAAAAAAAGAGTATTTATTGGTGATGGTCCTTCTTTAGGTTCACCTGGTGCAATCCGTGTAAAGAATGATTCAAATGCTTGGCAAATTACAGATGGCACAGGATGGAGAGTTGGTAACACGGGTACGGGTAAAAACATTAATCAATTATTGGTAAATGAAATAATTAAAGGTCAATTATTTCCTGTTAAGAAAATGGTTAGTATGTCATTTCAAATGCTAGATCTCAACGAACCTTGGTATCCACACAAAGCTATAGAGGTAGATGGTTTAACTTATGTAATGGAAAGCGCAAGTTTAGATTTGCTTACAGATATAGTAAGTGGTACATTTGTACAAATTATAGATCAATCATAATGGGTTATACTGAAAAAACAGTTTTATACCGTGGTTTGGATTTTGATTCGGGAAGAACCTCAAATCATTCAGCTGGTGGAGTTGCAGGGACTGGTGCTATTACTCCTAATAATAGTGAACCCAATACACAGAATAGTAGTGTTACAAAAGTATTTACTGAAGAATTTCTTAATGCTAATGTAAATAATTTTACTGTGACTAAAAATGGCGGTGTATTACCATCAATAGCACAACAAATTTTATTGTTTCAAAACGGGCAATTACTTATTGATAGTCAATATAGTATATCTGGTTCAATTGTTACAATAGATTCTAGTACACATTATGACGGTGCTAATTACGTTATCTTTTTTATAATTATATAAATATGGAAGAAATTAAAGCACCAAAGAAAGAAAGGAAGTTTTTAAAAGCCGTTGGAAACATTGCCAAGGTTTTAGCCAATGAATTAATAATGGGCATTGGGCGCAAGTTTATCGGCAAAGCTATTGACAAAGTAGGAAACAAAAAACAAGGACTTGTAATTGCTTTTCTTTTGGTTGCAGGAATATCTTATGCATCCATTGATTCCATACCCTACCCAGTCACAGGCAATAAGCAGAGATTAGGATGGCAGACCAGTGGAAACGGCTTGGTTTGGAGAGGTAGAGTGACAGACACAATAACAAAGCCTACAAGCTATGCAGATAAAAATGTAAAAGCTTATCTTATCCTTGATTCTGTTAGTGGTTCTTTATATGTATTTAAACAAGGTGTTTGGGCAGCCATTAGTGGTGCAGGAGGAGGTTTAACCATGCCTTTTGATTCTATTACTTTCAATACGGCAAAAGATGGAACGGTCGGAGTAGGTGAGGTTGAATATAATGACACTCAAGGTTCTTTAATTCAAGGCTTAAAAGGTGGTTTAGTTACCAATGTAATAGGGCAACAATTACACCAACGGGTTAATAATCGAACGGGAGCAACTTTAACAAAAGGTACTGCGGTTTATTTGTC